CAAACATGGCCGCTCGGCCTGAGGACTCTCGCGATCTCGGCCGCAAACTTGCTGATGGTAACCGCTGACATCTGGACTTGACTGGACCGCTCGCCCTGCCGCGCGCCCTCGTTGCCGTAGCTCATCTTGTCGAGGATCGCCCGATACTGCGGGTCGAAGAACACCAGGGCGACGGACTTCGCCTCGATGCCGCGAAGCATCTCGTAACCGTCAGCCCTGTTCTCTGCGTTTAATCGCATCGCGCTTAGTCCTTCAATATCGCGTCGACACTGGAAAGCATCAGCATTGCCCCCAGCACCTGTTGCGATGGCTGCACATGCGGCAGCGCCAGTCCTCGGGATCGTCTGTGACGCGCGGCAACAGCTCATCCGCGCGCGTGGCCTTGATCACCGCAACGGCGCGGTCACTGCTGGCTTGCGCCAGCTGCGGATCGAACGGCACCAGGAAGCTCAGGCGCTCGCAGGTGTCGGCGTTGAGAACGGTGAACAATGCGGGATTGGTGCAGTCGAGATAGGCCTGATAGACCGCAATCTGCGCGGCATAGATCTCATAGAGCCCACTAAGTCCATCGCGTTCGATGGCGCGCCAGCTCTTGGCCTTCAGGGCCTTGTGTTCCCAGATCGCCGGATAGATCAAGCCGGGGAGCTGCGGCCCGGAGATCAGCATGCCGTCGGCGTGGCCGCGGAATAGCCCGCCGGCCGCTTCGAACTTCAGGCGGACCTTGGACGCGAACTTAAATCCGGCCGCGATCAAATGCTGGCGGGACAGCTCCTCGAAGAAATGCCCGCGTGCAAAGATGTCGCGCGTGCGGGCCGGAAATTGCGGATCGCACAACCAGTCGTATTGGGTGCGGCGCAGGCATTCAGTGCCGATCGCGGACGCGCCGAGATATTGCCGGTAGTTCGGGCTCGGCGGCTCAGCCGTCTCGATCAACTCGTTGACGAGCCGATTGAGCGGCTTTGCCGACAGGATCGCGCGATTGAGATTCAGCGACATGGTCCACCATCCCAATATCGACACAGCGCATGCCTGCTGGCGGAAGGCGCTCTTGAGGATCCAGCGCGTCGCTCGGATCGCGTTGACGCCGGGAAGCGGCACCAGCGTCAGCACATAGCGCGGCCGGGCATCCAGAAAGGGATGTCATCAGAGAGCTCCCTTTTCGGTTTGTGCAAAATTGTATTAGGCATCTGATCGAGCACGGCCTGGCTTCGTCGATAAGGCGCCATGCCAGCCCGACAAAGCCGGCCATCTCCTCGCGCGACCAGGCCGCCGGCGGCTTCGACCAGTCGATCGCGGACTGATCGGCCAGCGCAGGCAGGATCGAGAGCACGATCGCGCTGTCACAGGGCGATGGATCCATCCGGGTGACGTTCTGTTCCTGCGCGAGGCCTTCGGCGACCGCTTGCTGGTAACGCGTTCGGATCCAGGCGAAGATAGCCGCGCTGATGACCCAGCCCCATTGCTGATCGCTCAGCCTGCCAGCCGGCGTATTGGCCATCTGGCTTTGCGCGATCGAGCGGGCATCGGCGACAGCATTCGCCGTCGCCTCCGCCTGCCAGGCGTCTTCCTTTTCCGACAACCTGCCCACGGATCACCCCTGCCTCTGCGCCGCCCAGGCGGGCCTTGCAATGGCCTGCGTGGGTTTGGCAGGAGCCGCTGCCTGGGGCGGTGCTGCCACCCCTGCCGCGCCCGGCAAGCCGATCTGTGACGATGCAGGGAGCTGCTCGACGGCCTTCCAGGTCTTCATGTCGGGCGTGACCGCCGAGAGCTTGTTCTTGTCGTCATAGGCAGGGTCCTTGGACTTCTCGATACTGATGCGGGCGATGAAGCGCAGGTTGTTGAAGCCGGCGAAATCGACCTTGCGCTTCGCTTGCGCGGCATCGCTCAGGTCATCCGGCCTGATGTTGAAGGCCGACTCGACGATGCCCCGCAATAGCGTGCGCGAGATCTTCGCGGCCTGGGCGTGCCCGTCCGTGGAGCCGCTCAGGATCATGGTTTGCCAAATCTTCCGTTTGGCATATTCGGTGTCGATCACCGTGAATTCGGCGTCGATCCCTTCCGCACTGCCGTCGCTGAAACGCTTCAGCCAGCCATCTTCGCCGACACCGCCCGGCCGGATGATCATTTGCACGGTGACGATCTTGCCTGCCGGGATCAGATCGAACGATCGTTGCGGAGGAGCATTATTGAGATCCAGTGTCATGAGGGGCTTCCTTTCTTGCTGGTCAGCTTGTCCAACAACCGCCCAAGGTCAGGCGGCTCGATCGGGTCAAGCCGTCCCGATCGATCTTTCGCTGGGTAGTTCCATGGGTTTGGCGAAGTGCAGACAAAGCCGCGTTGTGGCGGCTGGCCGTCGTTGAAATCGAGAAACTGATAGGTGACGACCTGATCGACAATGGCGGGCGCCTCGCGGCCGAACTTGCTGCCCTCACACTGCAGCTGCCACAGACCGCGGTTGAGCTCGCCAACCTCATATTCGAGAACGCCGACGAAGACGATGTTCGAAGCACGGGCGTGCTGGAATTGATTCAGCAGCAGCACCATCTGCCTGCCGTGCAAGCCGTAGGTGCCGCGCAGATCCTTTTTGCCGGTGCGCTCGCTAAACGCCTCGGGCTGCTGCTCGGCGTGGCGGAACGAAACCCGCGACATTGCCGTCACGCTGTCGATGAACAGCGTGTCGATGTTGTCGAGACCAGGAAGCCAGCCGCCGATCGCTTCGAAGTGTGCCGCTGAATAATTGGCGGTTGGCGGAAACGATGGATTTGGTCCGCCGATCCGGCAGGCCAGATCACAGCAGGTTTGCCAATCGTCGATCCGGATCGTCGGCACCTTCAGATCGATTACGGCGAGATCGCCGGCTTCGATATCGATGAACCGCGAACGATCGAGATTGGGCAGCGTGCGCAACAGGCTGGTTTTGCCGACGCCGGTCGGACCGATGATCAGGATCTTGGCGCCGCGCTTCTCGGCCAGCCTTTCGTCTGCGCCTATAATTTTCACGGCGCCGCCCCTCACTGCTTCAGCTGTGTTATTAGCAACTTCGCCGCGGCGGTGTTCTCAGCGGCCAAAGCCTTACGGCCACCAGTCGCGAAAGCAGTCACGGCCCGCAGCAACTCGCGCAATTGGGCCTCAGCCCCAGCGTCAAACCGACAGCTCGCGCCGCCTGTGATGGTCGCGATCGTGCGGTAGACGGTGGCGACCCACTCGTCGGCGCCTTCCTGAAACAGGAAAACCGGCACGCTGACGAGCTGGCGCGCGGCCGCATAGAGTTCGGTTGGATCTTCCTCGCAGGCATCCGACACAAGGATGACGGCGGCGATCTTCTTGCGCCGATCTTCCGTCGCCGCATGCGCCAGCACGCGACCGAATTGGGTGGGGCCGGCCGCGCACATGACGCTGGACATTGCAGTGGTGAGTGCGCGGCTATCCGACATCCAGCGCGAGGCAGTGCATTCTTTTTCGCCGCGGTAGAAGACGATCTGCAAATCAAGTCCGTCGGCGGCAGCTCGGAACATGTCGGCCTGCAGCGCGTACGCCATGTCCCAGGTCGGTTGCCGGCTTGCGGTGGCGTCGACCGCGAAGACCAGTCTCGCCTTCGGCGGCGGATCCAGCTGCTGGAACAGCTCTTCGAGATGCGGCTTCGAGATGGTGGGAGTTGTATTGCTCATGATGGAATTCCCCTCGGAGTCGGCATCGGCATATCGGGATTGCAGCGCAGGAACCGCACCGGCAGGTTCGGGTTAAGCCCGATCTCATCCTCTCGCGTGGCACTGTCGCGCCATCCAAGCGCGGCTATCGCTTCGCGAAGTCGGTTGAACTCTGCTGGTGGCAGCGGGATCAGCAAACGCTTGAAGACACCGTAAGCGGCGACGGACTTGGCCACGCGCTCGGCTTCCTCGATCACTTCGAGATGCTGCTCGGCTAGAGTCTTCGACATTTACTCGCCTCCTGTCTTGCGGTGATACTCGTTGCACCATTGATCGATATCGATTTGCCCAAAGCCATGCCGCTTCATCTCGCTCCAGAATTGCCCGGCGTTGATCAAGTCCAGGCCGTACAGGCGCAACAGCTCGCCGAGCTGCTCGTGTTTCTCATCGGGCGCGATGTTCGAACGACGGATGGTGCGCATTGTCTGATCCCCGATCGCGCGCCAAATACATGACGCGCGACCAATGATGATGGGGCGCGGTCCCGACGCGACAACATG